TATAATTTTAATGGCATTCAAAATATAAGTACTGCTGGAGTTCCAATACCGATTATGTATGGTTTAGTTTTTACTGGATCTATTATTATAAGTTCTGGAATTGATACTGCCCAAATAGTGAAGGAGCTTTAAATGCCAGAATTAGTTGGTGATTTTAATAATAGTGGGTTGATAGTTGACCCCGACATGGTTGAAGGTGGTTTAAGGAGCAAGCAATTTGCAACTGTAATTGATTTATTAGGCTACGGAGAAATTGATTCAATTTTAGATGTTGGTGGCTCTGGTACTGATACTTTTAGAAAAAATGTTTTTTTAAATCAAACACCATTAATGAACCCTAATGGTGAAGAAAATTTTCAAAATGTATCTATCGCTTTTAAAAATGGAGCTTCAGATCAAACAGCAATTCCACAAATCCCAGAAACACTGAATACTGTTCCTGTGGGAGTTGCAGTAACAAAATCTTCCTCAGTCTCAAGAGCAACAAGCTCAACACCTTTTAATATTTTAAGAATTGCTATACAGTTTCCAGCGTTGCAAAAGTTTGAAGTTAATGGAGATATTAGTGGAACTGAAGTTGAAATAAATATAAAACTAACAGGTGCAACAGGTACAGTTTTCACACCTATAACAGGTGACAAGATAAGTGGAAAAGCAACAAGTCCTTATATAAAAGAATATGAAATTACTTTTGGTGCTACAACTCCTTTTGCTGATTCAAATTTTCCATTAACAATAACTGTTGAAAGAGTTACAGACGACAGCACTGAAAGTAAATTGCAAAACGCAACTAATTTTTTATCGTTTACAGAAGTTCTTACAGATAATAGAGCATATCAAGGGTTTGCTTATGTTGCCTTAAGATTTAATGCTCAAGAATTTCAATCATTTCCGACTCGAAAATACAGGGTAAAAGGAACAAAAATCAAAGTACCGCATGGAACAACAATCGACTCAGACAATGGCAGGGTGATTTATCCAGATGGTTATACATTTAACGGAACATTTAAAACAGATAAAGAATGGTGTTCAGATCCAGCTTGGATTTTATATGACATTTTGACAACTGACAAAGGCTTTGGAGGCACTGATGGGTTAATTGATGAGGATACTCTTGACGTATTTTCTTTTTATTCTGCAAGTGCTTATGCCAGTGAATTAATTACAGATCCGATAACAGAAACTACTGAGCCACGTTTTTCATGCAATGTAATATTAAATCAGAGGATGGATGCTTATACATTAATCAACGATCTTTGTTCAATAATGAACGCTATGCCGTTTTATGGTGTTGGGACTTTGCAAATTGCTCAAGATAGACCAACAAACACAGCTACTAATACAAGTGATCCTGTATATATTTTTACTAATGCAAACGTCACAGCAAATGGTTTTACTTATCAAGGGACAGGACAAAGAACAAAATTTACAGAAGTTGAGGTTTCTTATTTTGACAATGATACTCAACAAATTAATTATGAATTAATAACTACAGATCAAATTACAACTTTATCTGATGCCGTTTCTAAATTTGGAAGAACAAGAAAGACTCTTAAAACTTTTGCTTGTACTTCAAGAGGTCAAGCAAACAGACTTGGAAGATGGTTTTTATATTCAAATTTAAGAGAATGTGAAGTTGTTAGTTTTACTACAACTATTGAAGCTGGTGTAGTTATAAGACCTTCAGCGATTATTGGGATAGCAGATTCTATGAGGGCTGGTATTCGTAGAGGAGGAAGAATTAACACAGGCAGTTCAACCACCCAAATAATTGTAGATGATGAAAATAATACAGATTTAACAACAGAAAATGCAGCAACACTTTCTGTGATTCTTCAAGACGGAACAATGGAATCTAGAAGTATATCTGCTATTTCTGGAAAAACAATTACAGTTTCTTCAGCATTTTCTTCAGTGCCTCAAGCCAATAGTATTTGGGCTATTGAAAACACCACAACTGAGTTTCAAACTTATCGTGTTTTATCAATTAATGAGAGTAACTATTGTGAATATCAAATCACAGCAACTATACACGATACAAACAAATACACCCAAGTTGAAGATCCAACTGTTGCGGCTGATCCTAGGAATATAATTACTTTACTAGATGAAAAACCATCTCCAAGCAACCCTAATGCTGTTGAACAAATTGTAGTTTTAAATAATAGGGCAGTTTCTAAAATCTTTGTATCATGGGAGCCTGTTTTAGGTGTAAAAGAATATCTTGTTGAGTTTCAGTATGAAAACGATAATCCTGAAAGACAAAGAGTTGCAAGGCCAAGTTTTGAATTATTTGAATCAAGATTAGGAACCTATACTTTTAAAATAAAATCATATAATGCTTTAGGTGTTTTAAGTTCTACAACTTCTAGCATTGATTCTTTTCAAGCTGTAGGAAAAACAGATTTACCAGAAGATCCTACAGGTTTAACATCTGAGCCTGTTTCAGATAACTTTATACGACTACGATTCAACCCCTCTACTTCAGTTGATGTAACGCATGGAGGCACTATATCAGTCAGGCATACTAGCGATACTTCAACAACAGCAAATTTTGCAAACTCAACTGAAATAATCCCACAACTTTCTGGAAATATCAGCGAAACTTTAGTTCCAGCATTATCGGGGACATATTCAATTAAATTCATTGATGACACTAATAACAGATCAGCAAATGCAGCAAAAATTATTGTAACTAAACCAGATCCACAACCAAATCAAATAATAACAACAAAAAGAGAAGATCAAACAAGTCCTCCTTTTAATGGAACAAGAGTAAGAACTGTATTTAGTGATGAATTTAATGGATTAGTTTTAGATGGTAGTGCTTTTTTTGACAATGTTACAAGTGTTGATGCCATTGCAAACTTTGATTTTTTAGGTTCTGGTATTGTTTCTCAAGGTTTTTACACTTTTGTTGATGATTTAGATTTAGGAGCAGTTTTTAATTTATCTCTTATAAGACATTTCAAAACCGCAGCTATTGTTGTTTCTGATTTATGGGATTCAAGAATAACTTTGGTAGATAATATGCCAGATTGGGATGGTACTCTTGCTGAAGATGTTGGGGCAAAATTACAGGTTGCAACTTGTCAGGGTGTACCTACTACATCACTTGCAAGTACTTACAGCCAATCACAAGATTTAATTACAATCACAAGAACTTCTCATGGTGCTGTTGTTAATGATCAAATTTTATCTGATTTTACAAATGGAAATGCAACAGATGGATTTTTAAAAGTTGCATCTGTAACTAATGCAAATGTTTTTGTAGCTGAAGCTGTTCGAGTGTTAGCAGAATATAAAGTTGTCAATGCTTCGACAGGAGAAATACAATTTTTTACCCAAGGAAATCATGGTGGATTAGTTGTAAATGACACAGTAAATTTAAGAGTTTTGTCTGGTACTTTAAGTTCTGGTGATTATGTTGTAGGAGCATTATTGTCAGCCAATACTGTGAAAATAACTACTTCAACTAATAATTCAATCACATCTGGAACTGTTGAATTTATAAAAGTTAAAGATAATTCTGGCAATAATGTAACTACTAGCGGTGACTGTAATATTTCAAGTGCTTTTAGTCCTTTTAATATCTTTGCTAATGGTGAATATAATGCTAGAGGATTCAGATTTAGGGCTGATATATTCTCAGATGATCCTGATGAAAATATAGAAATTGATGAATTAGGTTATACCGCAAGCATAAAAAGAAGAACTGAAACTGTAAATACTGCTATAGCAAGTGCTTGTGCTACAAATAGTGCAGCCAAGACAGTTGCATTTGGCAATCCCTTTTTTACAGGTACTTCTGCAATAAATTCTTCAACTACTGCATTTTTGCCAACAATAGGAATTACTCTTGAAGGTGCTGTTTCTGGTGATTATTTTAAAATCACTTCTATCACAGGTACACAGTTTGTAATTGAAACAAGAGATGGTAGTAATAATTTCAAAGATTTAAGTTTTAAATATACTGCTGTAGGATTTGGCAAAGGTGTTTAATTTATCTTAATAAGCTATCCTATAATTATATAAAAAAGTGATGCCATGACTAATCAAAACGACTTTGTTATAGATAATGGAACAGGACTTGCCGTAAGAACTGACATACAAGACGCTTTGCAAGCTTTAGCTGGAAATAGTAGCGGTAATTCAGAACCCTCTGTTAAATATGCTTATCAATGGTGGGCTGATTCTAATGCGGCAGTTATGAAGCTGAGAAATTCCGCTAATGATGGATGGATAGAATTATTTCAACTTGATGGTACGTTAACTCTTGAAGATGGTACAAACTCCGCACCAGCACTAGCGTTTAGAGATGATCTAAACACAGGGATCTACAGTTCTGCTGCTGATGCTTTTAATATTGCAACTGGTGGAATTAATAGATTAGAAATAGGAACAGCATTTGTAATTAATGAAACTGGTGTAGATTTAGATTTTAGAATTGAAAGTGACGCTAATGCTAATTGTTTTATGCTTGATGCAAGTACAAGTGGAATTGGTATAAATGTAGCACCTACAACTGGATATGCATTAGATATTGTAGGTAATAGTGGTTATGATGATGTATTTCGTCTCACTGGTGTTGGTACAAATATAGGGCCAAGAATTAACTTAACTCCTACAGGAACAGGTACACCAAGAATAAATGCAACAAGTGGGTTCTTGGCATTTCAAGTGGGTGGTGCTACCCAAATGTCTATAGGTAATACAGGAACAAAACCTGTTCTCATAGGCACAAGTGTTATTAATTCAAACGATAAACTTACAGTTCATGATGCTGGTGATGTTTTCATGTCCATACGTTCAGATGCAGAGGGAGATAATACAAGACAATTTCTAGATTTTGGAACTGGTACAGCAGATAGAGCTAGTGCAAACCAAACAGGCTGTATCTTTGCAACTATTCATTCACAATCAGGGGGGACTTTAAAATCTGATTTAGCTTTTCAGACAAACTCAGGAGATAGTATTAATACTAAAATGACGATAAGAGATACAGGCAGAGTTGGTATCGGTACTGCTACCCCATCGTCTTTTCTAGAATTGGACGGTCAAGATACAGCTTATGGAGGAGTTGGAAATGCTACAACTACTGTTGGTGCAAAAATTACTATAAATGATGGTGCGGGTAGAAAAAGTGCATTTTTCGGTGCTAGTGCTGGTGATGGAGGAATTGGCTCTATTACAAACAATAATTTTAATCTTCTAGCTTCAAATGTAGCAAAATGCACATTAATGTCACATCATCTTAACGATGGTGCTTTTTTAATTGGAACATCTACTAACAATTTAAGTACTTCAGCTTTTGGACATGCAATTTTCTATGATGGTGCCACTGTAGCATCAAGAAATGTAACTGGTTCTAATGCAGTCACATCATTTTTAGGTAATGCTGGAACATTTCGTACAATGGGTGATGGTGATGCTGAAAATACTAATGGAACTTTCATTCAAATATCAGATATAAAATTTAAAGAAAATATTGTAGATGCGAACTCACAGTGGGATGACATAAAAGCAATAAAAGTAAGAAATTTTAATTTTAAAAGTAGTACAGGTTTCTCAACTCATAAACAGATAGGAATTGTAGCACAAGAACTTGAACTCACAAGTCCATCTTTAGTAAAAACAGTTTTTTCTGATATGAAACAAACTGAGAGTCATAAATCTGTTTTACAAAGTATTGTTTATATGAAGGCAGTTAAATGTTTACAGGAAGCAATGGCAAGAATAGAGGTGTTGGAAACCAAAGTTGCAGCGTTAGAAGCTGCCTAGTAATATTGGTTAACTTATAGAAAATTTATGGCAACACCACAAGAACTTTATGACGAAACAAAAAACCGTCTTGATCTAAACATTGCAAAAGCACAAATGCTTCAAAAAGAAATAGATCAAAAAGTTCAAGAAAAAAACCAACTGATGCAACCAATTATGGAAGATTCAGGAGCGTTAAAACAATTAGAAAAACTTAGTGATGTTGTGCAACCTGTAGAATCTAAGTAAAATATAACTAAACATTAATTATCATGGCTGTTACTTGGAATGTTGTCTCTATGGATTCAACAAAAACTGATGGTTCCTTATCTGATGTAGTAACTACTATTCATTGGACTGCTAGTGACTCTGAAACTGTTGGTAGTGGAGATTCTGCTGTAGTGCATAAAGGTTATAACTATGGAGCATTAAATATTGCTGCTGCCGATAGTGGGTCATTTACGGCTTATGCAGATATAACTAAAGATAATGCTATTTCATGGGTAAAAACTCAGCTTGGAAGTGATGAGGTCACAAGAATTGAAACAGATGTAGCTGCACAAATAACAGAAAAGAAAACTCCTACTGTGACTGCTGGTGTACCTTGGTAGAAATTACAGAAAGTCCTACATAAAGTGGTGCTAATGCACAGATTCCGCAAAAAGTTATAATAGTGACAGGCATTAATGCCTTTAAAAATGCATCTCTAAACATATGTTTAATAAAATTTGCCAAGTAGCTTCATTATTGTCTCTTTTGCTTTCTGGGTCAATGGCTGTTTTTGGCTATGTTGCAATTCGCTATATGCAAAGCCCTGAGTTTGAAAGAGATTTAAAAAATAAAGTCATGGGTAGTTTACAAGAAAAAATGAAAGAACAAATCCCTTTGCAAATGCCAAAGATGACCAGCCCTGCAATACCTTTCTAGTTAATGGAAATACCTGATATAAATATTCCTGATGTTTATATCCCAGACGTATCAAACTTTAACAATACAGCTAATATACCAATAATTCCTTTATCTATTAATGTACCCGGCTGTACATACCAGCATAGAGATATAAAAAACACTGGCAATAGAAATTTATTACTTGATGATCCTAATGGTGTATTTACAACTTGTGATGCACCATTTCCTAGTTTTAACCCAATGAATTATGAACCAAGCAATTTAGTAATAACAGAAGATGCACCAATGGGTATGCCACCAGCAGAAATACCAGATACAAAACCACCAGTAACAGAAAAACCAGTAGAAAAAAAGGAGGTATTTTTTATTGAATGTCCAGACCCTACTAAAGACCAACGTATTGGTGATTTTCGTAACGATAAAAGACTAGAGCGTGTTGTATCGCATAAATTGTCTGATGATGGTACAAAATGCATAACTTTGTATGAAGATACGGATTTTGCGGAGCAGTACATTCCAAATGTCCCTGCTATTACTAATGCTGCTGCTATTGCTGTGGTTGCCGCTAGCACTCCGATTCTTATTAATCTTGTAAAGCCTTTGGTAAAACAAATTATTGGTAAGTT